GCTAAGAACCTTGGTGCTACTTCAGAACAGATGCAAACCTTTGGTGATCTATTCGACAGAATGCGCAAGATGCAAAAGGGTGATGCCTTTGATGGCAGCACTGGTGCATTGCGCAAGCTTAAACTGGAACTAGAAGTAAGCCAACAACTCCTGAAGAACTTCGGTACTTCGGGGGCTTTGACGCGTTCCCAGATGACAGAGCTTGGCAGAGCGTTGCACCAAGTAGAAGCTGAAGGTAAGCAATTTAATCTTACACAAGCACAGATTGCAGCACAACAAGACATTGTACGCAAGGAATTTATTGCTACAGCACAGGCTGCTAATTCCATTGATTCCCAGTTAAAACAACTTCGTCAATCAACTACTCAAACAGCAGACGCTCATGTAAAAGCTTATGAGAAAGAGCAAGCCGCAAGACATAGAGCAACTGTAAGTTTCAATGACTACTTGGAAAAAGTAGGTCAAACTAAGCTTGCAACTAAGGAACTTTACTCTCAGGGTGTCTTCTCTAGAACTACAATCAATCAATTCGTAGAACTAGAACGCAGAGCTAAAGAAGCAGGTATTTCACTTCAAGAACTGAACAAGATCAAGGCTGAATTCGGTAAAATGGATGCTGGTAATGCAGGATTGAAATTCCAATCTGATTTGATCAAAGGTTTGACCACTCAAGTTCTTGCTCTTGGTGCTGCTTACATGAGCATTCAAGGTGTTGTTCAAGCTGGCGCTTTCTTCATCAAAACAGCAGATGATATGAAGCTGCTGAAGTCCAGGCTGGATATTGCCGGTGAAGGTACGATTAACTTCAAAAGAGACTTTGGTAATCTAGTAAAGATTGCTAACGATGCTCGTTCACCAATTGAAGCTGTTACTACAGTGTTCACTCGCTTAGTTCCTATCATGCCTGCAATGGGTAAAGGTGTTAAAGAAGCTACTCAAGTAACTGAAGCTCTAACTAAGATGCTTAGAATCTCTGGTAGAGGTGCTCAGGAAGCTTCTTCTGCCATGCTGCAATTCTCTCAGGCAATGGCTAAGGGTAAACTAGATGGTGATGAATTCCGTTCATTAGCAGAAAATTTACCTGAAGTTCTGAGAGAAATTGAAAGACAGACAGGGAAGACTAGAGCAGAAATCATGCTTATGTCCAGTGCAGGTATGCTTACTAGCACCATGATGACTGAAGCAATGATTAAGTCACTGGATAAGCTGAATGAACAACTGAAGAAGATGCCCGAAACAGTTGAAGGTGCTACTACTGTTCTGAAGAATAACTTTACTTTGCTTGTAGCTAAGATGGATGAGGCAACTGGTATTTCTGGTAAATTAGCTAATGGAATTCTTGCTATTGCCGATGGTGTAAAGGCTGTATCAAATGCAGGTCCAGGGATGACTGCTGTTATGTCCGGGATTACAGCATTTGTAGGGTCAAGCGCAGTTGTTGGTTTGGGTTCCCTTGCTGTTAACCTTTTCAAGGTTGCAACTGGGTATGGTTCAATCATGACAGCGGTAAGGGTCTTTGCCTTGTTTCTTGCAAGTAACCCAATCGGATTAGCTATCCTAGGGATTAGTGCTGCTGTAGGCGTTAAAAGTTGGATGGACCAACAAGAACGCCAAGTAAGAACCCTTGAAGAAGGTAACGAAAAACTGAAAAATGCAGGCCAAGACCGTAAGAAAATTCTTGCTGATTTTTCAGAAGCAATGTCTAAAAGAACTTACAATGATCTGACAGGACAGGTTGAAGTTGGTGATACTAAGCGAATGAAAGAACTTCAGCAACAGTTGAATGATAATGATAAACTGACTGCTGCAATTAAGAAAAGTAAAGATGAGCTTTCATCTACACAAGCACAAACAGCAGAAGAACAATTCAGAAAGACTCTTACTCCTGCTCAAATGCAGGCAAAGTCACCTGAGCAGATGCTTGCTGATTCTGGTTTTGATACGCATTCTAAGAAGGGCTTATCTGCTGACTATCTAAAGCAGAGTCAAGAACTCTATGATGGTCTTGATAAGCAGATTAAAACTCATAACTTTAACTACGAACAATCGGTTAAATCAATCAAGGATCTAGGTCTTCCCTCTCAAGAACAAGATGCTAGACTTAAACAAGCTCTTGAAGATAGAAAGAAAGCTGTACAAAGAACGAGTGATGCTACTCTTAATATGGTTACGGAACTAAAGCGCAAGTACCAAGAAGGTGTAGACTCCATCGACAAGAAAGAAAAGGGCCCAACCAAACAAGCTACTTCCGAAGGTTATGGTGTTCAAAACGATGCTATTCTTGAAAACCTAAAGAAGCGCTACGAGGCTGAAATGAAGACCATCCGCGAAGGTGAAACTTCTAAGCAGCAGTTACTTGTTAGTTCTGGTGCAGTTGGTGCTGAGTTATTCCAGAAGCAATATCAAATTGCTGACGAAGCTAACAAAGCTGAAAGCGCAAGAGCAAAGCAGTACTACAATGAAGTAAATGCACAGACTGAAGACTTGATCAAAAAGGCTAATGAAAATTACGCTCGATTCGTCAAGGAACAATCAGGTAAAGAAGGTTTCAGTGAAGCTAACAAAAAGATGCAAGAGAGTAGAGATAACTACATCAGGAAACTTAATGAAGGCTTAAAGACTACTGGTATTCAGATTGATGAATTGAACAACAGAAACAGCATTGATTTATTTACTCGCTTAGGTAATGATATCAATGAAGCTGGTAAAGAGATTATTAAGCTGAATAAAGAAATCACTAACTTGATTAACAAGGAAGTAGAACTTAAAGCTGAAAGAGATGCTTCAGAACAAGCTCAGATTGATTCAATCGGTTTGACTGAAAAGCAGATCGTAATGCTGAAGGCTGAAACAGATGAACGAAATAGGCTGAGTAAAGAAAAGCAGAAGGTATTTGCTGACGCTGAAATTGCTAAGGCTAACCTTCAGAATATGATTGCTAAACAGAAAGAGTTAGCTGGGTCTACATTGACCTATACAAGAGAAGAAGACGCTCTCAACGGTGCTATTGAAGACCAACAAGTTAAGCTCGCTGCTCTAAACATCACGATGGATCAGTACAACGGTTTACTTGCTACTCTTCCTCAAGAACAAGCTGCAAGAGCCCTGCGTGAACTAAACCGCAATGAAGTCAAAGAATTCTCTAACAAGATTGCTGATGCTTTGATGCAAGGTTTATCTGGTGGTGCTAAGACAGGCAGTAGAGCTATTCGCAAGATCATCATGGATGAACTGAAGAAGCCGATTACTATTACGGTACAGGCTTTGGTTAGTGGCCTAGTTGGTAATCTAACAGGTGGAGGTTCTAACGGTGTTCTTGGTTCCTTGACCAGTATGCTTGGTCTAGGTAATAATCCTCTGGCTTCTGTTGCCAATTTCTTTGGTATGGGTTCAGGTGGAATTGCTGGTGTAGCTTCGGGTGCTGCCGCAGGTTCAGATGCTGCTTTAGCTGCTCTTGGTTATGCAGGGCCTTCCGCTCTTGGTGCTGGTGCAGCTTCTACAGGTATCATGGCTTCTCTCGGTTCTGTTGCGTCTATGCTTGGCCCAATTGCTGCTGCGGTAGGTGTAGCCAAGTTGGTTCAGGGTGATTTCAAATTAGCGGGTCTAGGTGACTTAAGCATTTTGTTACCAGGAATGTCTAGATTGTTTGGTATGGGGTCCAAGAAGACAACTGCTACAGGTATCTCTGGTACTTTTGACTCTGGTGGTTTCTCAGGTAATACGTTCCAAGACTGGAAACAAAAGGGTGGGTTATTCAGGGATGACAAGAAAGGCACAAAGCTTGGCGCCCTTGATTCAGAAACAGACAACTCTCTTGACAAGGCATTCTCTGCTTTGAAGTTGTCAGCGATTGAATCAGCCAAAGCGATGAATCTAACTGTAGACAGTATCGTTAACTTCAGCAAAACAGTCAGAGTTGAATTTGGTCAGAATGCTGATGAGAATAATGCCAAGATGCAGGAAATGCTTAATGGCATGTCCGATGATATTGCTAGGATCTTAATCCCCAGTATTGACTCAATAGCTGCTGCTGGTGAAAGAGCTAAAGATACTTTTGCTAGATTAGCTTTGAACTTGACTTCAATCAATTCAATGGTTGGTAACTTAGGTCTGAAACTAATCGACGTGTCAGTTGTTGGTGCTGTAGCCAGTTCAGCCTTAGCTGATATGTTTGGTGGTCTTGATAAGCTTAAAGAAGCAACCAGCACTTACTATGATTCTTTCTATTCAGATGCTGAAAAGATGACACTGAGTGCAAAACTCATGCAGGATTCTTTGACTGCTGTTGACAAGGGTTTGACTCTTCCTAAGACGAAGGAAGAATTCAGAAAGATGGTTGATGTTCTTGATTTGAATACTGAGTACGGTAGAAATCTGTATGCTGTACTGGTCAAGATTGCGCCTACTTTTGATACCTTTACTACAGCAATTGAAACTGTAAAGACCAAGGTAAAAGAAGCCGCAAGTACTCTAAGAGAAAGTATCTTCACTGCTACTTATGGAACTAAACTTCCTGAACAGCAATTAAGTTCTTTGAAAGAATCATTTGATTCTCTAATCGCTTCTGCTGCTTTGCAATCAGGTGATGAACTAGCTGGAACTTCTGAAAAGATTTCATCTAGCCTACAACCTTTGCTTGATAAGGTAAAGGAAGTCTACGCTAGTGGCCCTGAGTATTTCAAGCTGCAAGAAGAGATTCTAAGTAAAGCTGGTATGATCGCTAATCGTTCTGATAATCTTGGAACATATGAAGATCGGAGTCTGGCTTCTTTAACAGATATCTCAAGTATCCTTGCTAAGATCAATGAATCAGGTCAATTAACTGTAGTTAACTTAGAGAAACTGATTGGTTATGGGAATGTAACTAATCCTGTTGATACCAGCACCCCTGTGAATCCTTCTCAGGTTTTGATTGTAAAAGCTAACAATGAAGCATCTAGTATTTTAGCTAAGTTAAATGCTAAATCACTAGCAGATGGACTCACTTCTCAAATTGCTGAGTCTTTATCAAAGATTGATGCATTTAAAGAAAGTGGAGTGCAAGGCGGTACTTCTAACTCGCTCTACAACGCAGTTACATATAAGACAAGATTTGCTAAATATTTAGCAGATTTAGCTGCTCTTACAGGAGTTCTTGATTCTTTACAAAATCAACAGAATTATCAGAATTCTATTGCCGGTGATATCGGTTCCCAAGATACTGAAGCTAAACTTAATGCTTTGCGTAAGCAAATTACTGATGCAGGTGGAGTTCCAGCTTTTGCCAAGGGGGCGGCTTTCTCTGGTGGTGTAGTTAAAGAACCTACTCTGTTCAACATGGGCCTAATGGGAGAAGCTGGCGCAGAAGGTATCTTACCTCTTACCAGAACCTCTTCAGGATCTCTTGGTGTGCAATCTGTAGGGGTAGGTAGCCAAGAAGTCTCTGAGAGGCTTGTAGAGAGCAATAGACACCTTGGTGCCCTTGTTAGACTACAGCAAGCAAGTAACCTGAAGATCATTGAGAAGCTTTCCGAAGTTGAACAAAGATTAGAAGGTATTGAGA